GAAGCCAGTGCCGAACCTTTAGCGGTTGCAGCCTCAGCCAGGTCAATTTCAGCCTCAACAAAGTAAGGCTTACGACCGGGATTACCTTTGCCGCCAACGCGGACAAAATTAGAAACAGTAGCCATCAGTCTTTCTCCTTACCTTATGCCAGGTTGTACTTTGCGGTGGCAATAGCCTCGGGGCGCAGAACTTTCCGGCCATAGAGGTGCATACCACGCACGATGTCAGCAAACGAATCCGGGTCACGGTACGTTTCAGTCTTGTTGATCTGTTCAGCCGTAGCAACAGCCGAATCATGACCAGAGACAATGACACCAAAGTTGGTGTTCTGGTTAGCCGTACCCGTAGTGGCCGGGCCAGTACCCGCCGACGGCAGGTTGTTGGACACGTACACACGGAAGCCGTTCCAGTTGTTCAGCACCAGACCATTACGCAGACCGCCCGAGTCACCGAAGTCCGCATTCAGGAAACGCGAGTCTTCGTCCTGCAGGACTTCCATCATGACGGGGTCAATAACGAGCCAGCGACCCGCTTTGTCCACGTTCTGTTGGTCCAGCAGACGACCCATACGGTTGATGAGCATGACCGGAGAAACAAAATCGGTCGGGAGAGCAGTGGCACCAGGCAGACGAGCAGCAACCGGAATCGAATGGTTGCCAGCCGAAGACGTGGTGATGTTGCCAAAGTTACCCTTTTTCAGTTTCATGCTGCTGAGCAGTTCGTCGTTGTCAGCGGTGTCGATAGCCTTAGTGCCATTGACTTGATCGTTGACGGTGTCTGCATTTTCGTGCAGTTCCGACTGTTTGTAGCCCGACAGATAACCCAGAACTTCTTGGTCGTACTGGTCTGCGAGACGGTAGGCAGCCCGGTTGGTGGCCATGTCCATAAAGTTGACGTGGCTGTGGGCCTCTTCGATGTCGTCGATCTTAAACGCGAAGTAGTTCGACTTGTCGATAACCAGCGAGAAATCCTCGTCGTCGAGGTCTTGGGGCTGGATTTGAGTGCCACGGGCATATTCGGAAACGCTAATCTCCGGTTCTTTGATGATGCGAACAGTGTCACCTTGCGAAGCAATTTCACCGAAATCAATTTTATTATCTTGAAGCTTTTACGCTTTCAAATCTACCCATTTTTGTTCTGGATAGTTTGGACTATATCATCATCCACTGTAAAGTTAGGATGCTTCGCGCTCTTGCAAAATACAAATTTCATCGCCGGAACAAGTTTATACATTAGGTCGGGCGTCACGTAGTCTTGTATGACATTAACCAAACTAAGAGTAGCTTGTGTACCTCCACCAATATCGTAACCACCTTTGGTTTTATACTTCTTAGCTTCAATACCAAACTTATTTTTTAGCCAGTCTACGATCCAGTCTGCTTGTTCTTCACAAACTTGGGTGCAAATGGAAAAATTCAAAGAGGAAACTTTTCCTTGTTTGTTTTTATTGGAGTTTATATGACCATCGTCCATAAACCACAAAGCTAAACTGTGATCGTTTAGATAAGACAACACTTGGCCAGTAATTCTCTTTTCATTGTTTTCCGAATAGAGAACTCTGTGCATTTGCCTAAAGTACTTGTGGGTTTTAGCTATCCTACGAGAAGGATAAGTTTTACCAGTAGCCTTTAGAGCGTGTTTTGTGTGGCTAACTTTCGGCCTCTTCCCCCCTAAAATTTGATGTATAAGGTCTGCTTTATGGTTTATATAACCTTCTTGACGAGGGCTATGACCAATAATAAGTTCGGCAGAAACGTAAGGACTTCCGTCGCGGAATCTTTTACGATAGGAGATATGACCGTCACCAATGGCTAATCCATAGAGGATTGCTCGGCCTTTCTTGTTCATTTAATATTCCCTTGCTAAAAGCTGGAAGTAATATATTGTATTTTGTAGTCTCTGAACCTTCCCCTCTCGGGGCTTGGCTGCTGATTCCCATCTCAGGGTCCCAGCAATTCACGAAGTTTTCGATAGACATTACTGCCTAAAGGAGCAATTCGGTTTACTCGGAGTTAGTTACATCGCCAGCAACAGTCTGCTTGCGGAAGGCAAGTTGGACCTTCTTCGAGTAAATAACACTCGAAAAATTACCATTGGGGAGGTTGCCGTAACCCCCTGCGGTTTCAAAAGCCATTTTGATCCTCCTATAATGATATTTGGCTTTACTAAAGCTAAACACCTATCAAGAGGCTGATCTTTCTAGGGTTGGCTTGTAGTACTTCTATGCAGTGGCCAAACCGCACGTCGGTACACAAGGGCCTGTACTTGGTCAGGTAAGTCTTAATGTAAGTTTAGGCTTATTAGGGAACTGAGTGCAACTGAAGGTAGCCACAGAGTGGGGCTTCAAGTTGTTGCACACAGTTATACTCATAAGGGTTTAAGTGTCAACCCCTAACGTGCGCCACCGGAAAGGTTGTAGACAAAATTTCCAGTTCGCATAGCTTCGAGGATAGTCTCCTCATTCTTTTCGTATTCCGTGTCGCTCATTTTGGCAACATCAGACTCACGAATCTTTTTACTCCCTTCGTCGGGGTCCACATTAACCGGGGAGCGAGACTTAACTTCAGAGGCAGCCTCTTTTGTCTTCTCTTTACGAGCAAGCGGAGTAAGATTGTTGTCCATCTTGTAAAGGTCAATCACGCGGACAACAGAATCTGCATCGTCTTGGTTTTCGTAAAGTGCATCTTGAACCCATTTGGGTTGCTTATCCGCCCAGTTGTGAAAAACGTCAGATGATTTTAGTTCATCAAAGTCCGAGTGCTTTTTTCGGATAGCGTTCTCTGCCCGTTGCCGCACCGTTTCTTCTTGAACTTGATCGTACTCTTCAAACTTTTTACGAAACCCATCGACCATCTGTTCTGCTTTTTGTTGTGCAATTTTTTCTACAACCGCAGCAACGTCAGGGTATTTTTTAACCCACTGCTGAACTTCCTCCTCGCTTTTGGGCGGCGTAGAGGTCTCACTTTTGTTTTCAAGAGCTTTAATACGATCTTCATAGTCCCGCTTGGTCTCATCAAAGTGTTTACGCAGATCCCCGTAACGCTTCTTAAAGGACTTCTCTTCAGCGGAAAGCTCCTGTTCTTTAGGAGACTCTTTTGTTTCCGGGGCCTCTTCTTCTTTTGTCGCTTCTTCTTCCTGCTCTGCTTCTGGCTCCGGTTTAGCATTATCTTTTAGAAGCTCTTCTAGTTCTTTCTCGTCTTGTTCTGCACGTTTAGCAATACCGCTTTTACGTTCATAAGCAACTTGCTGGTTCATTGTATTTCCTTTCTGTAGGGGCCGCTAGTGCGGGTCGCCTTTATTGTTATATACTATTATTTTTACCGTTTAGCCGCAAGGCCTTTTTTCTTTGCTGGCTTTTTCTTTTTCTTAGGGGGCTTAGACACAATACCCCCCTGAGACATTTGATAGTCGCTTGGTTTTGTCGAGTAAGTGTCTACGCTTCCCCCAGAACTTTCCCGAGTAAAACTGCTGGAAGAACCGCGAGACCCATCGTCAGGGCGACCGGACCCAATAGAACCAGAACTACTAGAGCCAGAACTACTAGAGCCAGACGAGGAACTCCCGTAAGAAAGTTTTGGAGAACTGCTGGGGCGAGAGCTTTTATCTGAAGAATCCCCGAAAGAAAGTTTTGGGGAACTGCTACGGGAAGAAGAAGTACTTTCTCGACGACCACTGCTGCTACTACCAGAACTAGAAGAGCTTCCTGAGCTAGAGGAACTGCCGGAACCAGAAGGTTGACCTGCTTGCTCTCGAATGACGTTTTCAATTTCCGAAGGAAGCTGGAGCGCACTGTCTCCATCTCTCTGCCGTCGTTGGTTGTTTTCCACTAGCTTATTGGCTTCTGTACGAACCATATCGTAGTCTTTTTCAGTGCCTAAAATGTCAGCAATAGGAGACCCCCAGCGACTTTCAGACAGGGCGGTTTCACCCAAATCACGAAGTTCGTTAGCACGTTCCGTGTTTCCTTGTGCTTCTGCAAGTATGGCCCGACGTTCAAGTTCAACTGCGGTATTGTAACCTTTGGTAGCTTCATATGCCACACCACCTGCACCTGCAGCAGCACCTGCTACGGGGCCTAGAAGCAATGCTCCGACGCCACCAGCAATACGCCCGTAGTTCCTAGACTCAAAACCTTCTACAGCATCCCGCAACTCGTCGTCAGAAAGATTCTCCATGTCCCGCATTTTTTCTGCGTAACTTGTTTGTTCTCTGGTACGAGAGGGCATGGGGCCGCTACCACTAGAGGAGGAAGAGGACCCGCTAGAAGAACTCTCTTGGAGATTGCTTTGGATTCGTTCTAACGCTTCTTTGCTATAGGGGACAAAACCCTCCGGGATAGCTGCAACAGGTTGCCCATTGATAAATGCAAACTGCCGAACTTCTCCAGTCTCACTGTTAATATACTGCCTCTGCTCCATGTTTCCCTGCCCAGAGGTATTTGGTCCGTACACAGGCTGAGTAGAACCATAGGGTGTAAACATTTGCTGGAACTCAGGGGAGCCGTAGCTGGGTCCAAACTCTGTGCGCTCTACAACCCCACCCTCTTGCATGGCACGGGGTGCAGCCTCTGGGTCGGCCATAAGAGCTTCCTGTAGCATTTCCATCTCTTCGTCCGTAAGGTCACCTTCTTCTGCAACAGGCTCGCCACCGATACGCCCGTCCTTTTCCATACTCTTTAGGTCAGATTTTGCACGTTGACGAAGGTCTTCAAAAAACTTAACACCGTAATACTGAAGAACGTCTGCAGGAACTACATACTCACCCTCAGAAAGTTTGACATCAACATCGTCACGAACTTCTTTTGCGGTGCTCCCAGGAGGAATGTCGTTCCCGGAGATAGGGTCTTTCTCCATTCCGTCGTCAGTCATACCGCCCTCTTGTAAAATCTTTTCCATGCTTACTACTCCTCCTTCAGCATACTTATTTCTTCCGAATATGTTTTGAAACAGTCCAGAAAGCCAACCTGTTTTGGGTTTTTCTTTCATGGTGGCTGGAGGGGGTGAACCTTCTTCAGTCAGACGATCCTGTGCCGCCTGCATAATAGCTTCTTCTACCCTAGACAACGGTTGCACATAGCGTTCCTGCAAAGACTCAGAATCGTCAGAAAGATTCTCCGTATCAAAACCCAACTCTTCTGGACTTCTTCTGTCCATGTAGTCTACAAGAAGTTCTTCTTCCTCGCCATTAAAGACATACTTTGCAACCAGCTTTGTATCTTCGTCGGCATCAGGTAAATACTGCTCGATAAAACTGTTAGGGTCGTTGTCAAAACCCTGACGAAGTCTATCTAAACCTTTGTGTCTAAACTCGTGTGTCCAAACGGTATTAGACCCTGAAAAGTCCCCTACTGTCACAACATCGCCCTTTTCGATGGGATCTGTGTAACCCATGGATTCCCTGTCTGCCTGCATATTTTGTACAGCGCGAGACCCAAACGGCAATTTCGCGTAAAGACCTGCCACGTTATATTCCGCAGGTACAGTTTTAGCAGACTCTGCATCAAGCCCCAACCTAGACAGAGGGTCAAGAAAGCCTTTGGAGTAAAGGTCTGCCTCAAACTCTATATCACCAAAAGCTTCAGAAAGCCTACGTTGTTTTTCTCGTTCAGATCGTCTTTGGG